AGGCACCAGATTCAGTCAACTATCTAAAGAATAATGGTTTTAAGTTTGAGATTCCTAAAATCCCAAATGTAAACTTCTATATCCAGCAAGCAAATATTCCATCAATTGATGTTGATAATATAGAAACTAAAAGTCTATATGCTCAGCCTGTCTATGACACAGGCGGAAGGATTACATATGGTTCATTGAATCTCTCGTTCATCGTTGACGAAGACATGGCTAACTATATGGAAATATACAACTGGATAAGAGGTCAAGTTCCCGTAGAAGATAGTCCTCCACTCAGAGATGCAGATTCACTAGCAAGTGGCATTCTTATAGTCATGGACAACAAGAGTAGACCCAATATTGAAGTTCAGTATCAGGATATTTTCCCAGTTAGGCTAGATGAAATCGGATTTGATTTGACAACCACCGATCCAGACCCTATAATCATAAGTACAGAATTTAGATTTACTGGATTGAAAATCACTAAACTATGAACCTAAATGATATTCGTGAGATGGTCAACAAAGACCTAGAGATGGATCGAACCGAACTGGATATCGAGTCCATCAAAACACCTCAACTCCACAACAAGTATCTTATCCTATTCACGGATGAGACGTTGTTGTATAAGAAGATGCAGGCAGAATACAAGACACTCCGCAAGGATAAGTGGCTTTACTACACTGGTAAAATGGGTGACGACGAACTGAAAGAGCGAGGGTGGGAACCTTTCCCTCTCAATGTTCTGCGTGCCGATATCGATCAGTTTATAGAATCAGATCGTGAACTGATCATTCAGTCGCATCGTCTTGCCCTACAGGAAGAAAAGGTCAAGTATCTTGAAGGGGTAGTAAAGATCATCAACAACCGACAGTGGTATATTCGATCCGCAATCGACTGGGCTAAATTTTCTAACGGCGGATAACTCATACATATAGTGTATGAGTGATATTTCTGTTCTACATTTAGATTCTGTATATGTGAAATTGGATTGTGAGAGGTGGATAGCAAAAGAGTTATCCGACTTCTTCACGTTCAAAGTTCCAAACCATGAGTTCAGTCCCGCTTACAAAAAGAAGCAGTGGGACGGCACTATCAAGTTATTCAACCTATACAAGCAGACTATCTACCGAGGCTTACTGGATTATGTAATTCAGTTCGCTAAGGATAGAAATTATAGTATCCAGTTAGAAGAAACGCTGAAGGACTCTCTACCGTCCTCAGAGTTCTCTCAGAGCGACGTTACGGACTTTATTGACTCCCTGTCCATCGTAGCAAATAATAAAGCAATTAAACCACACTTACATCAAGTGAATGCTATTCAACACGCATTGAATACCAAGAGATGTCTCCTGCTCTCTCCTACTGCGTCTGGGAAGTCGCTGATCATCTATACACTGATGCGTTACTATATGGAACTGCTGCCCCCAGAGAAGAAGTTACTGATCATTGTACCAACCACAGGTCTAGTATCACAGATGCTTGAGGACTTCAAAGACTATTCGTCTAACGACGACTGGGATTGTATGTCTAATTGCCATCAAGTGTTCAGTGGGCAGTCGAAAGAAACAGATAAGAGAATTGTCATCTCAACTTGGCAGAGTTTATACCAAATGCCAAAAGAATATTTTTCAAAATTCGGTTGTGTGTTTGGAGATGAATGCCACTTATTTAAAGCCAAATCACTCTCGACGTTAATGTCGAATCTAGATGACTGCTACTATCGAATAGGAACTACAGGCACACTCGATGGAACACAGACACACAAACTCGTAATTGAAGGACTCTTTGGTAGGGTGTTTCAGGTTACGACAACCAAGAACTTAATGGATAAGAATCTTCTCTCAACCTTATCAATCAACTGCATTTCATTGCAGTATACTAAGGACGAGAAGGAGTTTATGAAGAGAAAAAAATATCAGGATGAAATAGAATGGATTGTTACTCATGAGAAGAGAAACCAGTTTATTGCCGAACTAACCAACAGGTTAAAGGGTAATACTCTAGTCCTCTTCAACTATGTGGAGAAGCACGGGAAACCGTTGTATGAATTGATTAGTCAAGGAGATAAAGAGACTTTCCTCATACACGGAGCAACAGATGTCATACAACGGGAAGAGATTCGCAAGATCGTTGATAGGAAAACTAACTCGGTTTTGGTTGCGTCTTACGGAACCTGCTCTACTGGCATTAATATTAGGAATATTGATAACATTGTTTTCGCTAGCCCTTCTAAATCTGTTGTAAGAGTTCTTCAAAGTATAGGCAGAGGACTACGAAAATCAGATAGGAAACAGAAAGTAAAGTTGTTTGATCTTTCAGATGATCTTACCATAGGAAAATATGAAAATCATACTTTCCGACATCTTGGAGAAAGAATCAAAATATATACTAGTGAGAAGTTTGATTATGAGATATCGAAAATTCATATAAGGAGATGATTATGACTGATGAGATTACGAGCAGAATCATCCGATTGAAAAATGGAGATGATGTGATAGCAAAGATTGTAAAGTCAGATCGAAAGAAACTGACTCTACATAAACCCTTCTTATTCAGAACACAATCAGTAATCGATCCGATGAGCGGCATGAAGAAAGACGTTACCATGCTTCAGAGTTGGACCGCTTTTGCTGATGGTGATGAGATTACAATTCAACAGGAGAATATTCTTGCCTTTTTGAATCCCACTGGGGAAACAGAAAAACTCTATACTATAGAGAAGAAGAGGGAAGAAGAACTCAAGAAGAAAAGAAATGTAATCAACTACAATGACGAAGAAAATCCAAACTCACCCCCACTAAAGAATCCTTTGGGTGATTTGTTTGATGTGAACAAAAATGTTGACGATGCCATGAAAAAGATGTACGACGAATTGGCAGATCAACTTGATGGTGTAGATGGACTGGATGATTTAGATGAGGATGAAATGCAAGAGTTCATCGTGATGACTCTAATGATTCCACCTGAGATGTTAAAGAAGATGTTAGATCAGGGTATCATTAAGCCTGATCAGATGTCTGAGTTCTTATTTGAGAACATGAACTCAGAAAAGATCACAGAGGAATACACTGGGGATGATAAAAATCATCCAGACTTTGGCAATAGATTAACTGACTGGAGTTCGGACATCGACGATTACCTTAACTAATTTGGAGACCACATGGATCGAGAAGTCTTGCTCTTGAACGCTTCTGAGGAAGTATTAAATGTGATCGATTGGAAAAAAGCAGTAGCACTTTTAGAATCTGGAAAGGCAATAAAACCTTATTCCTTTTCCAAGACTTATAAGATTAAAACACCAAAGGGAACATATCCACTACCCGCAGCACTAGTACTGATTCGATATGTTCTCACACCACATCAATCACATCTACCCACAAGAAGAAATATCTTCAAGAGAGATAACTGGACTTGCCAATACTGTGGTTTGAAATCGAAAAACAATAAGACATTAACAATTGATCACGTTATGCCTAGATCAAGAGGTGGTGATTCTTCTTGGACAAATCTTACAACTGCTTGTGCGCCTTGTAACTCAAAGAAGGGAAATCGAAAACCTAAAGAATGTAAGATGCCCCTGATCAACAAACCAAGAAAACCAAAGCATCTAGAGATGCAGTTGGCTGAGATACAAGATGAGTTGCTTCGTATTTGGAAACGGTGGATACCAACCTAACAGTATCCGGTATCCGGAGGTATCCCTTTTCCTCTCGACAAGTCGAATTATATGGGGGTTTGGAAAACTGTCAAGGAAAAACTTGACAATAATTTTTTAGAGGGTATATTATGACAAAAGGAAGTGATTCACATGGCGAAGAAATCAAACCACTATATCGATAACAAATTGTTCTTCGATAAGATGTCCGACTGGAAAGAGCAGGTAGTCCTTGCCGAAAGTAACGGAGATCCCAAACCTCCCATTACAGAGTATATCGGTGAGTGCTTTATCAAGATCGCAACCAATCTTGCGATGAAGCCTAACTTCATGAACTACTCCTTCGTCGATGAAATGATCGGCGATGCGATTGAGAATTGTATTCTATATGCACACAATTTCAATCCCGAGAAGTCGAAGAATCCTTTCTCATATTTCACTCAAATTATTTACTATGCCTTTCTCAGACGTATCGAGAAAGAAAAGAAGCAGTCATACGTTAAGTTCAAGATGATTGAAGAAGGTGATCACGCTGGTCATATCCACAAGTGGTTCAAGGAGAATTACTTTGATAAGAATCCAAATGATGCAATGAAAGAGTTCTTTCAGTTAAATGATAATGACTTGAAGAAGTTTGAGCCTAAAAAGAGTAAGAAGAAAAATCAAGCCGGTTTGACTTCATGTTTTGAGGATGTAAATGAAGATAGCAATAATAAATGATACTCATTGGGGTGCAAGATCAGATAGTCAAATATTCCTAGAATACTTCACGGACTTTTTTCGTGAACAGTTCTTTCCGTATTTGAAGGAGAACAACATTGATACTGTTCTTCATTTAGGTGATCTTATGGACAGACGAAAGTTTGTCAACTTCAATACACTGAATACTGTTCGTAGTGAGTTCATGGAGCCACTGCTTCGTGAAGGCATCGTCGTTCATTGTATTCTAGGCAATCATGATACGTTCTATAAGAATACCAATGATCTTAACTCGGTTAACGAGTTGTTCGGTGATCGTTATTCAAACTTCTTTATCTACCAACAGCCGATTGATCTAGAATTTGATGGCGTAAAAGTTGGTATGGTTCCGTGGGTAAACAGCGAGAATCGTGAGAAGACTTTAGAGTATCTAAAGAATACAAAGAGCAACATCATCTGTGGTCACTTTGAACTGAATGGGTATGAGGTGATGCGAGGACTGCCTTTTGATGGTGGTATGTCGGATGAACCTTTGCGAAGGTTCGATATGGTTCTGTCTGGACACTTCCACAGCCGTAGCGTCCAGAACAATGTTACATATCTTGGTACTCAATATCAGATTACCTTCAGTGATCTCAACGACAGAAAAGGCTTTCATGTCTTTGACACAGAGACGAGAGACTTGGAGTTTGTGGAGAACCCACGAAAGAAGTTCTTTAAGATCTCATACGACGACAGCCAAGACTTTGACATCAGCAAGTTCCCATTCGGCGAATACAAAAACGCCTATGTCAAGTTGTTCGTTGACAATAAAACTAAACCATATTTGTTTGACAGATTCTTAGACAACCTGTATGATGTACCAGTATCTAACGTGACAGTAGTAGAAGACTACGGTGACGAAGATGGGCTAGAAGAGGATGTTGATCTGTCTTTGGATACTGTTTCAATCATATCGAATGAGGTTGAAGATATGAAGGAACTGAACCAAGAGCAGAAGACAAAATTAAAACTGATGATTCGTGATTTGTATATGGAGTCGTTGTCTGTATGATTGAATTTAAAACTGTCCGATTTAAGAACTTCGGTTCTTTCGGAAACTATTTCACAGAAATATATCTCGACAAATATTCTATGGTTCTAGTGTCAGGATCGAACGGTCAGGGTAAGTCTTTTGCCCTGCTTGATTCTATTACATTCGGTCTGTTTGGTAAGCCGTTTCGTAAGGTAAACATTCCTCAGTTGGTTAACAGCATCAACCAGAAGCATTGCGTTGTCGAGGTCGAGTTCTCTATTGGTAAAGATGACTACAAGGTTCGTCGTGGTCTGGCACCAAAGATCTTTGAGATCTACAAGAACGATGTAATGCTACATCAGGATGCCAAGGCGAAAGACTATCAGCGAATGCTTGAGGAGCAAATCCTGAAGATGAACTACAAGTCATTTACTCAGGTGGTGATTCTTGGTAGTTCATCATTCGTTCCTTTCATGCAGTTGCCTGCCGCAGACCGCAGAGAAGTGATTGAGGATATTCTAGATATTCAGATCTTCTCCACAATGAATACACTTATGAAAAGTAAATATTCTGAAGTGAAGGAAAGTATTGGCATTATAGATCAAAAGATCGAAGTGATTGTGGAGAAGGTTTCTGTTCACAAGAAAATGATCGAGACGCTACAGAAACAAAACGAAGACAACCTCGAAGTGATCATGACCGACATCAAGAACACAGAAGACAACATCAAAGAACTTGAATCTAAGATTGAGGTTCTACAAGTAGAGGTTGACAGCCTGTTGCTCGGTCTGAGTGAACAGGATGAAACTAAAAAGACATTCAAGGAACTGACAAAGAAGTTGAATCAGACTGAGCAGATGTTAAATCGTCTAGAAAAAGAGATGAAATTCTACACCGAGAATGACAAATGTTCAACTTGTCGTCAGCCAATCGCCGATGATCATAAGGATAAAATTTGTTCGTTGATTACAGAGGAGCAGGACGAGAAGAATAAAATTCGAGTTGAACATGAAACAAGCATTGATGCTGTGGAGAAGAAGTTAGATGAGTACACGGAAACACTCGGCCGAATCCGCGAGAAAGAAAAGGAAATTAGTAACCACAACACGACGATCCGAGCCAA